TTGCTTTCAGGGAGGAAGCCTGAGCAGTGTTAACGATCGCTGTGATATTGTCAACACCTTGCGCAAACAGATGCGGCGGGCACAAGATCGTGGTCAAGTCCTGATCATTGCGCGCGATGCCCGCAAACCCGCCAAACCTGCGCACCATGGCGATCCAATCGAGCTGTTCGGTGGTGGCGCGGCCGGTCGCTGTCTTGATCTCGGGGCTGGCAAACACCGCGACCACGGTGCCCACCATGTCGGCCGTGATCTTGACAGGCATGAAGCCGATCAGATCTCCCGACCCCGGTGCCAGGCCGGCATGGAACCGCCGACCCTGGCGGATCACCACATCACCGGCATGAACCAGAACCCGTTTTGTCTCACGGATTTCCTCGTCCCTGCCGATCCAGGCTTTGCCCACGTTGTTCCTGAAAAGCCGACCGCCGAGAGTGGTGGCCAGTTTTTGCAGGCGCCGCATGATGTCAGCTTCGGTCGCCATCAGAAGGGGATATCATCTGACATGTCGGCAGCAGGCCGAGCAGCGGCCGGCCGCGGCGATCCAGCAGCGGCGCCGGCATCATCCTTGTCGCGCAGATCAAAGCACGACAGCAGCACACTGCTCTTGTCGGCATTGCCCGACACGCCGGCCGGGTTGAACCACTTTTCGAGCAGGATGAACACCGAGCCGTCATCCGACTTCATCAGCGCGCCCACGTTCTGATAGCGCCCCTTGGTCTGCCCATCGCTGCCCTGATATTCGCCAGTCTTGACAGCCACGTCCTTGATTTTTTTCACGGCCATTATCGTTCATCCTTCCGGGCAACGCCCATTGTCAGTCTGTAACCCAGGTTATACCCGGCGTTTTCCACGGCCACGCCAGAGCCTTCGAGGCATTCGCGCAGGTGATGCAAAGCCCACTGGAAATTGCGATACATGCGCGCTTCCGGTGGCCCCCCATTCGGATCGTCGCGCCAGATGGCCTCGCAAATGCGCTGCGTCGATACCGGAAGGCCGCGGCCTTTCCAGACGGCATCGAGCAGGCGCGCGGCTTGCGGCGCGATTTTGTAGTGGTGAACGATTTGCTCGAACGATGGCGCCTGGATCTGGTGCCCGCAGCAGGGGCATGGGATCGCGGTACGCTGCGCGCCGAGCGACGTGGATTTGGTAGTGACGACATTCATCCTGTTGCCCTCTTTGCCATGCGTGCTGAAATCACATGCGCCGCCCATTTCGCGGGAGACTTTGCGCGCCGGCCAACCACGGACTGCATCAGATACTCGACCTCGCGGGCCAACTTCGGATCGTCCAGATTGCCGGTGCGGATCTTGTCGGCCAGGCTGTTTGCCGTCGCCTCATGCTGCTGCTTGCGCGCCGCGCGTGCAGCCTCTTGGTCGATCTCTGCAAGCTCGCCCTCGACCTCGGCCACGGTGCGCGGCTTGGCTGTGTGGACCAGCCCGCACTCGGGGCACTGCGGCGCCGGGGTATATGTGGCCCCGCACGGTGGCGGGCAGGTACGCACCCGCTCCTCTTGCTTGGCCTCGGGCTTGCCGTTGTCCTCGCCGTCGAGCGACCATTCGACATCGTCATCCGGCAGGCCCAGGCGCGCGAACCCCCCGACCAGATCGATCAGCACGGCGGGCTTGGGCTTCTTGCGCAGGCCGCGGCCATGCTTCTGCCGATGGCGGGCCAGCGATTGCGTCGGGTACATGTCGAGGACGCATTCGATCGGCACGTCGCGCCCGACCTGGGCAGACATGTCGAACCCCTCGCTGAACAGGTTGCAGTTAACGATGCCGTCGATCTGGCGATCGGCCAGTGCATTGAACGCCACGTCACGCTCGGCCTGAGGCGTGTTGGCATCGAGCGCCACGAACACATGCCCGTTCGCCGTGAACTCTGCGGCCAGCTCGCGTGACCGCTTGATCGATGGAGCGAAGGCGATCGTGCGCAGGCCAGTCGCCAGGCGCCGCCAGTGCCGCACGGCCCCGGCCATGACCGCCTTGCCGGCGATCAGATCCTCGATCTCGCTGGCGATATATTCGCCCTTGCGGGTGTGCAGGCCCGACATGTCGATCCCGGCCGGCGCAAAGGCGCGATACTTGGACAGGTGCCCGTTCTCGATCAGCCAGCGCGGCGTCGGGCCCATGACCATCGTATCCCACACGGCGCCCAGCGGCTTGCCGTCGAGCCGGATCGGCGTGCCCGACAGGCCGATGATCTTGGTGCCCTTCGCTTTGTAGAAGGCTACGACCTTGGCCCAGCCATCGGAGGCCGACAGATGCGCCTCGTCTATGAACAGGTATTCGGCGGGATGTTTGCCGAGGCGGTTCTTAAGGGTGTCGATCGAGGCGATGTTGATGCTGCGGTAAATGTTGTGATGATACCCGGCAGCGATGTAGGAATACGGCAGGCCGAAGCCTTCCAGGGTCACGGCGGTTTGCTTCAAAAGCGCCAGCCGGTGACAGGCAAAGATCACGCGCTTGCCCGCATCGGTGATCATCTTGATCAGCGCCGACGCCAGCACGGTTTTGCCGAACCCAGTCGGGGCATATGCAAGGACCGAGCCATGCGTGCGCAGGGCCAGCCGCAGCTTGACGCGCAGATCTGTTTGGTCATCGCGGAGATGGATCATTTATGGACCGCCGATCCGCCAACGTGCCAGCTGCCGCAGAAATTGCATTTGTATTGCTCGACGCCGCGACGGCCCCGGCGCTTCATCGCCTTTGCGATTTCGACCGCGCGCCGCTGGCTGAGCCCTTCTTTGCCGTCGCACCCCGCTTCGCGATATTCCCGGCGGGTCATGCCAGCACCAGCCACACGGCGGCAACCAGCCCCCACGACAGCACGGCCAGCGTCACCAGCCATTGCGCCCGGCTCATTCGCCCACCACCAGCGCCCGAACGGCACGTTCATGCGGTGCGATCCTGGCCATGCGACAGCCGATGGCGTGCAGCGTGTCGGCATCCTCGCCGCTCAGCGACACGATCGTCTCGGCAGCGCGCGTTCCATCAGACAGAAAGGTCCGATCCCAGAGCGCCAGCAGCCAGTCGGCTTGCTCGGCCATGGTCATCACCGGCACGTTCGCCGGGGCGTGGATGCTGCGCTCGGCCGACATCACTTGACCTCCGGGGTCAGATCCTCGGGAGTCAACTCGACGCCCAGATCCTTTGCCACGGCGATCAGCAGCAGTTGGTCGACGCCGGTAATGACGCCACGTTCGTCGCGCAGATGGCGGGTGATTTTGGAACGGTCGCGGCCCAGAGCCCGCGCCATGTCGGACGGCTTCATACCGAACTTGGCGACGACGCGCTGCCATGGCGTCCGGTGCTTTTCTGGTGCATAGGTCAATGCGGTTTTCCCAAATCACTGTGATAATCACAACGTACACAGCGACCGCAGCATCGTCAACAATTTTAGGTATTAACACCTTTCGTCACAGCGCTATTGCCAAGGTGGTGTAGAAAGCGCAACAACAGGACGATTTAAGCAACGGGGCGGCAAAATGGAAACGAGTGAAGTTGACGGTGAATGGTTCCGAAAGCAATTAGCGCGTGTCGGTAAGTCTCAGAATTCATTGGGCAAGTATCTCGGCATAGCCGGATCTCAATCGAGCCGCCTGATGGCTGGCCAGCGCAAGATGAAGTTCGATGAAGTGCCCAAGATCGCCAGGTTTCTTGGCGTCACGGTCGAGGATGTATTAAAGCACGCGGGACTATCCGTGGCGCCGACCGGGTTGAAGTCTATCGAGGCGACCGAGATTGTCGACGGCGACAGCCGCGTGACCGGGGCGCCCGATCCAATCCCATTGCCGGCCGAGCTGACTGACAAGATCCGCGGCATCGTCCCGCTCGACAGGGCCAGCGATATCACCGCCGCCCTGGTCATGGCGCCCAAGGGAGCGTTGAGCATTTGGAACGATCAAGTCGTGGTCTATGAGAAGTTCGCCGGCAAGCCGCCCGAGATGGGCACGCTATCCATGGCCAGGCTGCGCGATGGCGTTCAGGTGATGGGCAAGGTTCTCTCGGCCAGCAAGACCGGCGACGTGACGCTTGAGATGGCAGGCGGCGAGAAGCGGTCCGTAAAGATCGAGGCCATATCCAAGGTGATCGGCGTCCTGCAATAATCGACCGACCGGGCCGCGAGGTCCGTTTGGTTTACGATACCTGATGTGATTATCTGAATTCCTGAAATTCTGCGTTGACATTCACATTGCTTGCGCCCATCACTGTGATTATCACAACGCAAGCAGCAGGGTTTTCACATGAACGCCATCACCCCCACCACCATTCAGCCTGGCATCTACGACTACCTATCAAACGACGATTATCATTCCGGCCCTGGCATCAGCAAAACGGGCCTCTGGACCATCTACAAGTCCAGCCCGGCCCACTACAAATTTGGCGAGCGCACCGAAACCAATGCCTTCGACATGGGATCGGCCATCGATAGCGCCATCCTTGAGCCCGACCAGTTCGAGGCTCGCGTGTTCAAGGGCCCGGCCGATCGGCGCGGCGACAAGTGGACGGACGCCGTTGCCGAGGCGAACAATCTTGGGCGCCTGCTGCTGACCAGCGGCGACTATGAGGACGTGCTGACGATCCGCGATGCAGTCCACGCCGATCGGTGGATCAACTCGATCATCGCCAGCAGCAAAGCCGAAGTGCAGCAGTCGGCCTATGCCATCGACCCGGCGACCGGCGCGCTGATCCGTTGCCGGCCCGATCTACGCCGGCCCGATCTGGGCTTGAAGCTGGATCTCAAGTCGGCCCGATCCGCCGCGCCCGAGCAGTTCGCCCGCGCCGTGATCGAGTATGGCTATCACGCGCAGGAGGCCCACTACACAGACACCTGGGCCGCGGCCGGTGGCGAGGTCGAGGCGTTCGCGTTCCTCGTGGTGGAGAAAAAGCCGCCCTATGCGTTCGCCGTCTATGAGCTGCCCCCGTCGATTGTCGAGGAAGGCCGCGCCGCAATGCGCAAGGCCCTGGCCGTCTATGCCGAGTGCGAGCGCACCGACAAGTGGCCGGCATACGGCGAGGGCGTGCAGGAACTTGCGTTCAAATTCTGGGCCTATCGGGAAACCGAAGCGCCGCGCGATGGGGAGGCTGAGTGACGGATCTCCGCAACCTGACCCGCCAATACTGGAGCGCCGTCTATCTCCACCGTCGCGGCGCTCCCAATCCCCACGTCAAGCCGGTCCTCTGGCGCGTGGCCCGATCATCACAAGGCGCGCTCAGAACCCGCGCCATCGCAGTTCTCAAGGAGATAATCAATGGCAACCGAAGTCGCTAAAGCCAACCCCGTCGCCGTTCTGCAAAAAGGTGTTGCCGACCGTATCGAACAGATCGGCATGTCCCTGCCCGGCCACATCACCAAGGAGAAGTTCCTTCGCACGGCCCAGACCGCGATCGCCATGACGCGCAACATCGAGAAGGCCAAGCCCGGCTCGCTGTTGCAGGCCGTCTCGAAAGCCGCAGCCGATGGCCTGATCCTCGACGGTCGCGAGGCCGCGCTGGTGATCGACTATAACGGCGAGGCGCAGTACCGGCCGATGATGCGCGGGCTGCTCAAGCTCGCCTACAATTCGGGCATGGTCAAATCCATCTCCGTCCAGATCGTCCACGATGGCGACGAGTTCGAATACCTGCTGGGCGACGAGGAACGGATCACCCACAAGATCGATTTCAAGGCCAAGCGCGGCGAGCCCTATGCGGTCTATGCCGTGGCCACCTTGCAGGACGGCGCGATCATGCGCGAGGTGATGACCGTCGATCAGGTCAATGGCATCCGCGATCGCAGTGACGCCTATCGCGCGTTCAAGGCCGGCAAGATCAAGGCCACGCCCTGGTCGACCGACTGGAGCGAGATGGCGCGCAAGACCGTGTTCCGCCGCCTGTCCAAGTATCTGCCCAGCAGCACCGATCGCGACACGCTGCACCAGGCCGTCGAGCGGATCGATGACGACTACACCCACGACATTGAGGCCGACGATGCGCCAGCACCGGCACCGACCAAGAAGCGCGGCGCAGCGGCAGCAGCGCTCAAGGACATCACGCCCGAGCCGCAGCAGGAAGACGCCGTGGACTATGACGCCGAGACTGGCGAGGTTGCCGACGAATTCCCCGATGGCATGGGCGACGGCCAGCAGCATACGGACGATATCTGATGACCGCGTTCGTCCGCATCGAGGCCCGGATCAGCGACCGGGCGGAACTGAAACGGGTGGCGCAGGAGGCGGGCATTCTCGCCACCCGGCTCCAGGCAATCGCCCACGACCCACGACACGACGACGAGGCGGCGCTGTTGCTGGCTCGCGAGAGGATCAAGCAGGCATCGCAGAAGATGCGGAAGGGATTAAACGATGCTGATTGAGGAAGGGGGATTTTACCGGACGCGAAAAGATGAGCGCGCCGGGCCGATGATGCCGTCCAATTCGAGCAAGTTTCCATTCAGCGCACGGATCGGTGAAGGGCTTCGCGCGTTTTTCAATGCAGACGGTACGTGCCCATATTCCCCCGATAACGACATCATCGCACCATGGCCGGCAAAAAATTTGCATGACTCTGTCGATGTGAATTTGCCAACGAAAGACATGGATCGGTTCGACAGATACCGCCCGCATGCGGCGCCGGGATATGAGCCTCTATTCGTCACGCTTCTCGAAGCTCACGACCAGGCCGCTCGCGGCAAGGGCAAGGACCGACACGCCAACGGCAAGCCATTCCTCCAGCAGCCCATCATGGAAATCGGCCGCATGGTCGGCGCCGGCTACCAGACCGGCCAGGCGATGAAGAAGGCGCAGGAAGCCATGGGCATGCTCGGCCGGCAGGAACACATGAAGGCCCAGGCCGAACTGCTGGGCGCCATGAACTATCTCGCAGCCGCATACATCCTGATCGAAGAACAGCACGACGCGATCATCGCCGCCAATAACGCATCCACCATCAACACCGAGGACACCCACTAAATGGCAACCAACCAGACCGGCATCGCAATCGTAATCAAGGCATGGCTCCCCACCGGCAAGACGCTGGACGAGCAGCTTGCCGCCCTTACCCTGGTCAAGACGGCGCACGAAACCAGCGACTATGCCCCGCTTCTGGCAGCGGCCCAGATCGAGGCGGTGCAGACCGACAGCAAGACCCGCCGCGTTGACGCTCAGACGGCCGAGGAACGCGCCGTAGAGATGGCCAACGATGTGCAGGGGATCGCGGAGAACAGCCCGCTCGTGGACATGCTGACCCAGCCCGAGCCGGCAGCAACCGACGACGCCATGGCCGAGCGCGCCAGTCCGATCGAGGATGATGGCACGGTGACGGAACCGGCCGTTGTGCCGGCCAAGGGCAAGCCTGCCAAGCGCGAGGCAGCGGCCGCTTAATCCCCGCGCAGAATATCGATCACGGTGCGCCGCTTCCGAACAGGGGGCGGCGTATATCGTCCGACCACCTTATCGCCGGGCGGCACCACATGGCCAACGCCCTTGTCCCGATCGCGCCAGCCCTGCCTATAGGCGCCGAGCGTCAGGACGGCCGCGAGCCCGCCGACGATACCCTGCCAGCCGAACCAGCGCCACGCGGCGCCCAGGGCCACGCCAGCCACGATCACCCACACCCAGACGGGCACGACGCCCAGAACGAAATTGATCAGCCAGTCCATCGTCAATCTCCGTATGTGTTCCGCAGTTTCCCGCTGATGGATTTTGTCGGCTGCACGGCGCCGTTCGATCCGACATAAGACGACTTGCCCGCGGCCACGGCGGCGAGTTGCGCGGCATTGTGGTTGGCCAGGTTGATCGTCGGCACCACAGGCGGGACCACCACCGGCACGACCGGCCGGGCAATCACTGGAGCGCGCACGACCGGCGCCCGCGCCACGGTACGCGCCACCGTTCGCGTAACCGGGGCAGGTGCTACCTTCTTGGGCACGCGCGCCGCGATCATCGCCGCCGACTGGATACCGGGCACGACAGCGCTGTATCCGAGAGCAGCGCCAGGGTCGATCAATGGAGGCTGCGGTCGCAGGCGATCGGCCACTTTGACCGCGGCAGTCGGGCCCGGCACGTTTGAATTGCGCAGCATCGTCACGTCGCCAAAGGCAGGCATGTCGCCAATGCCGTCGAGCTTGGCCGTGGGCTTGGTTGCAGCGCGCGCGATGGCCTGTTCTGACCGCGTCTCGGCTGCGGAGATAGTCACCGCCCGAGGTTTGGCAGCAGGGGCAGCGGCCGGTTTGGTTGCCGCCCGAGCGAGCGCCTGTTCCGCGCGTGTCTCAGCAGCAGAGGGGGCCTTGGTCGCTACAGGCTTGGCCACGGTAGCGGGCAGCGCCCTGGCAACCACAGGCGCAGCAGCGGGCTTTGCCGCAGCAAACTTGGCAGCTCCGGCCAGCGCCGCGTTCGACGGCTGCACCACGGTACGCGGCTTGCTGCGCTCGATCTGGGGCTGACCAGGCGTCGGCCGGCTGGCGCGCTCGATCTGGGACTGCCCAGGCGTCTGCGGCAGCTTCGTCACCATCTCCTTGCCCTGCACGATCTCGATCGGGCTGGTGACGCCCTGGCCGTCCTTGGTAAGATACGACGCCGCCACGGATGTCTTGGTCGCGCCTGTGTCCGCGGCCGGCGTCATGTTCTGCCGGTTCCGCGCTGCCGTCATGACGGCCGAAGGTTTCGCAGGCGTTGGAGCCGGCCGGGCCGTGTCGAGCTGGGTCGCGACCGATCCAACCTCGCGCGTCGGATAGAACACATGCCCGTTGCGGACGATCTTGCCGTTGGTGTTGACGCCCTTCGGCCATCCAGGGCTGGCGCCTGGGGTGTGGAAATATAGCGCGCCGCCCGTCTGATCGGGCTTGCCGCCGGTCGCAACCTGTTCGAGCACGCGAGCCGCAGTCTGGTATGCCGCAGAGCCAGGCGACCATTTGCCGGGATTATTCCCGCCAGATCCAGCGTTCCAAGACGAGAATTGCTTGTTCTGCAACGCGACCTTTGCGGGGTCCGATGGAAATTTCCCAGACGCCGCGCGGTTCAGGATGACGTGGAGAACATCGGCCATACCATCTTCGCCCTCGCCGCCCGCCTCGCTGAGAGCCGTTCGGATCAGGATGTCTTTCTGGTATTGCGTCAGCTCAGCCATTTATTCTAGATCCGACTTCACCACGGCAGGGCGCGGGCGCATCCAGATATTGGCCAAGGCGAACAGCGTGATCGCATAGGGGACATACTGGGGCGGCAAGACTTCGCGCCAGTTGAAGCCTGTATCGAGCGCGATCAGCAGCTCACCCACCGACAGCAGGACGGTGACAACGGTATTGAACAGCCAGGTACGCCAACGGACGATTGTTTCGAGCATGGGAGCCTCCGATTTTTGAGGAAGATACCCAGCAATGGTTGGCGCCTACGGATAGGCTTCCGACCGCGTCACCCAGAGCGGGTGGCAGCGCGAATAGATATCGGCAAACACATGGCCGGTGATCTGTGATGCAGGCACATCGACATCGAATGGCCTCGACAATTGCCGACCGACCGGGCGCCCAGACGCATCCCCGGTGTTTTGCATCGGCGCGATGACTGGCAATTCCTCGAACGGCCCGCCTCGCGTACCAGAGAACCAGCCGAACCCGGCAGGTGCGCAGTCCCGGTTCTTGTCGAACGCCACGACCACCCGCGTTCTGCCAGGCGCGATCTCGGTTGCGGAGACGATCGTGAATTTGGAAAAGACTGGCCAGTATTTGGTTTCGAGCCATGGGCCGGCTGTGTACACGGTCGGCAATACGACCATCAACAGCAGCGTGTAATAGGCAACGTTCAGGACGAACCGTTTCATTGAAATAGCCCACCCTTCAAGATGAATGTGACAAAGACGCCAACGCAGGTTGCAGCCACCAGCCAGAAGATTTTCCATCCAAACCCCGTAATGCTGTCTGTGTTTTCCTTGCCCTCGTCACGGACGGATTTGATGCTGTCCTCTATGGCATCGAGCCGGCGATAGAGGGACTTGTCGCGCTCGTCCTCGCGTGCGTCCACGATGTTCTGACTATGGCGCCATGCCTCAAGCCCTTCGACGCGGGCCTTGTAGTGGGACAATTCCTCCGTGAATACCGTGATGGTTTTCGCGTGGGCTTGAAGATCGCGCTCGGCATTTACCAGTCGCGTTTCGTGAGACGTTTCTGGCATAAGGGGCATACCTTAGTAACGTGGGACGGAGTTTTTGAGTTGCGCAGATTTGACCGGCAGGCGATCCACCCCGCATAAACGGATGCTTATGGGACCAAGAGCGTACTGGTATCGAGCGGCGCGCGAGCCTCAAAGAATGGCAAGGCACGCTTGTCGATGTCAGGCAGCGCGTCGTCCAAACTGATGCTGCCAGAGCGATAGCTAAGGAGCCTGGCATCCTGATCGGACGTGAGATGGAGCCGCATGATCAGCGTCTCCCCCTTATCCAAGCCGCGCACCTCTACCCAGACAGAGCCGTCAGCCTGGGGCGCTCGCAAGATACGGTTTGGGTGGACGGACTGGATGGGGAAACTAGCTTTCTTGCCCATATTGATATCCTGTTTATGGCAGCGTGACGCCGGAAACACTATTTGCAACCGTCACATAGAACGATCCGCCAGCCAGCCCCAGCCCGGCGTTGTCGTTCTGGACGACTGTGTCGTTAACGCCCCCGACAAAGCCATATTGACAGTTATTGGAAACCGGATCGAGCGTGGTCAAGCCGCCGCCAAAGGTGTTGCCAATGGCTTTGGTCGTGCCAAAAAGGGTAGAGAGAATACCTGCCGACCCATTTGGATCGCCAGTATAGCCGCCCCTTTCATTATAGCCGGATATCGAGCAGCCGATGACTTTTAGCCCTTTGCAACTTTCGTTGATGATGGGGGTCTTTAAGTGCCCTTCCGCCGTGCTGGCGATGATTGTCCAGCCCTGCGAACACCACGTTCCGGTCCCGCCGTTTGAAAACTTGACAAACCCGTCGCCATTGCGCTGGCCTTTGGCGAGGCATTCAATCTTTCCGCCGATAACCAAATTGCTGGCGATGGTCGATGTGACATCAATCGAATAGAACCGAGACGGGTCCAAGAACGAAACCTTGATGTCAACATTGGTGACATAGCCGCCAGTCTCGGGCACCACCTTGACGCAATTCTCATTGTGCCCGCCCATATAGCGGTCATCGATCTTGAGCCCTTCACAGCTTTTGACGCGATAACCGAACCTCGGGCCGATATTGGTGGCGAAGTCAGTCGTCAGGGAACCGTGCGTGACAGGCCGTACAGGCGCGGCATACCCACCACCCATGTAATTATTGATGCCGGCGATAAGCTGGGTGCCTGCCCCCCCGATATCAATCGAGGCAATGGCCTCTTGGAGCCCCCCGACTTCGTGATCCCAGCAGCCGCCAAAGACGTTGCCTTCATGGATGCAAAGAGACGCGCCATCATAGCGGATGCCATACTGGTTGTCGGCGATGCGGTTATTCTTGATCAGGCCATTCTGACCTGACGTAACGCCAATATGGGCTTGTCCACTGATCCGGCGATTGGTCAAGGTGGTGGTGACGCCTGGGACATATGTGCGGGGGATGAAGAACCAAATGTTCTCGACCACATAGGCGCCGCTCACATGGAATGTGTCGTCCAGCCAAGAGGTGTTGATTTGAAAAACCACCTGGTCACGAGCTTGACCAACGATTTTGGTACCGCCTTGGAATGTGCATGGGCCGGTGCACCCATAATTCCCATTCGGCACATAAATGTCTTTGGAGAAATCCGCTGCTGATTGCAAAATCCCAAGCGTGCCGGAAACGTCCTCACCAGCCCCGCATGTGCCGAACATTTGAGGGGTGACCTGGCGTTCGACTAGTTCCCAATAGCCGCCGTTGGTAGCATCCGTGGAGCCGTCGAGGCAAAAACGGTCAACGGAGCGGATGTGCCACAGTCGCACGGTGACAGGCGCAGTCTGCATTCGCCGCCAACGAGCGCCTCGATCAAAAACACCAGTCGCCCGGTATCCATACAACTCAACAACCTTGACCCCGCTTGGCAGGGTCTTAGCCGCCAACTCTGCCCGATTGAGAAGGCGAGCAGCGGCCGTGGCAACCGCCGCCTCTGCTGCGATCCTTGCAATATCTGCTAAATTTGCGTCATCCTCGGCCGCGGCCGCGGCGGCGACAGCCGCAACAGAAGCGGCCTCAAGGCTGGAAATAAGCTCACTCGGATCGATTTCAGAAGCAAGCGGCGCCATCACCGCACGGCTAAGCTGTTCCTGCAATTGCTGATCACGAGCCACGCCGGCATCGAAGGCTGCCTCGACACGTTCCGCAAAATATGCGCCCTGATTTTCCAGATCGAGCAACTGAGTAAACGGCACGGAGCGCACCAGAACGACAATTTTGCCGGCTGCACGTGCGGGAGAAATCACCACGGTTCCGGTGTCGTTACCCACGCCAGTAACCGTGTAATCGGTCGCCAGCACGAGATCCGTCTCAACTCCCGTAGCGATCACCGTTTCAACGACGCGGATATGGGAGGCGTCAGAAATCTTGAAGCCATACGCAAACGCAGTCGTCGCGCCGTTGTAAAAATACGGCCCAGACTTATTGACTGCGCTTGGAATGGTCATGGCGTGCCCTCGGATAATTTGAAGGCACGCTATGGTCTGATGGTTGGGACGTTCCTATTCGGTGCCGTCGCGCCCCGATGTGATCCCGCGCAGCACGTCGCCCACATTCTGCGGCTCGGCCCGGCCCTCAGCGACCTTTCCGACATAGCTGACAGACTTCGCAAGCTGACCAGTCGGCACGCCCAGGATCAGGCCGAGCGCGGTGATTCCGTCAGCCGTAGCCTTGGACGCCGACCCGTTGCCAGTGATGGCGCCCGCGATCGTGCCGGGCGCGCCGACCGCCCGTTCGAGCAGGTAGTTTGCTGGCGACACGGAGAGTTGATCATCGAACGGCTGGTCATTGAACTTGTTCAGCGCCGCCACGGTCAGCGTGCCCACCAGCGGAACCATGCCGGCCAGAAACTTCACCTGCGACCCCAGGAACAATTCGAGCATGTCGTCGGCCAGGCCATCGTCATCCTCGTCACCCAGCTCGCCGCGCGCTGCCAGTGAGATTGCTTCCGCGACCACGGCCGGGATCATGATGCCGAAAAAGTACAGGTGGAACAGCTTGGGCCCACCCGACCAGCCCATCGTGCGGATCGTCGTCATGGCCTCGCCGCCCAGCAAATTGAGCTGGGTGTTGAAGTAGGACGTGAACATCGTGAACACGCGCTGAAAGGCGGTGCCCGTCTCGAACGCCGACACGTCCTCGGGATTGAAAGAACCCTGCGTGCGGCGCACGACGCTATCTGCCTCGAACACGGCGTCGGCGTCGGTCATGCCCTGCGCAATGGCCTGGTCATAGCCCGCGTGCCAGACGATCAGGTCGACCACGTTCTGCGTGCCCTGCTGCAAAATATAGCCGTGCTGGCTGACAAAGCGATCGACCTCGGCCGGGATCGTCGGCTCGACAATGATCTTGTCGATCTCCTGCCCGGTCATGCGGCTCGAGTTGTCCATGCGGTCGCGCATCATGTCCGAAGCCTCTATTGCCTCGGTCCGCATCGTGCCCGCGTCCTTGGCGAACCGAACCGTGGCGCCCTTGAGGTGCTTGATCTTGACCAGCACAGCCGCCGATGGAATGCCCGTCACCTGCTGCGCGGCGTTGACCACGTTGATCGCCATCATGTGCAGGCCCACGCGCTTGCGGATCACCCGCATCACGTTGCCGAACTGGCGCCCGGAGGCCGTGACCGCAGGAGCCTCGACTGCCTGCCGCGCCGTCCGCACCAGCCAGGGCGTCAGGATCGCGTCGATGGCGTCCCGGTTCACGGCGCTGACAGTTTCCCGCAGCCCGCGATCGGCCAACAGCGAGGCCGTCTGGCGAATGGTCGGCTCCAGATGGGTGAACCGCAGCACTTTGTCCATATGGCCCGGCAGCGATTGCAGGTTGAGCGCCAACGGCTGGTTATATTCGACGCGGCCCTTGGTGAAGCCCGAGCCCGTTGTCGGGAACATCGAGGCGTCCATCTGGCTATCGAGTGCCGCCGCAGCATCCTGCTTGCCCGCGTCGATCGAGGCATACTGGTCGATGATCGCCGGCACGTAGCCGCCGCGCCAGGTGCCCAGCGAATTGGTGAACGGCGCCGCCTCGATCTCGGCAAAGTAGTGGCCGTAGATCCGCTTGTGCGCAGTCTGGGCCGGCCGCTTGAGGCTGTCCATCAGGGCCCAGATATCCTCGATCATCTTCTTGTCGGCGGCAGTGATGGTGCCGTCAGCGATCAGGCGCTCGACCATGGCATCCCACTGGCTGGTATCCAGCGTGCCCTTGTCCATGATGGCATTGCCCTGGCGATCGACGCGGGGCTTGCCCTGCTTGGTCATGGCTGGCTTGGCGTTGATCATGCCCTTGGACCAGCCGCGCCCGAGCAAGAGCTTTTTCTTGTTGCTCTCGTTCCCGGTGTGCAGCAGCGCGTGCAGCAGCGCGCCCTTGTTCTCGAACGTGTACCCAAGCTCAGGCGCCGCAACGGCCTTGCCCAGCAGCTCGCCACGGCGAGGCTCAACAATGGCCAGCAGTTCATCGAGCCGCACGGTGCGCGCCTGGCGGTATTCGCCCAGCGCATCCATGACGGGCTTGACCAGATAGCGCGTGAACACGCCGGCCTTGCCGTCGTCCATATCGCGCGCCCATGCCTCAGTTCGCACCAGTGCGGCGCCAGTGGTCAGCGCGGAAAGCTTCTTTTTCTCGCCCCTGGTCGGTGCAGCAGTCGAGCCGGCCCGCATCTTGGCACGAGGTTCAGCCTGGGCGATCAGCGCGTCGATCGCGTCCTGGCGGTCAACCCGCGCGCCGTCGATTTCCAGCGCCCGCGTCGTCTTGGCCAGCGTCAACAGGCTTTCGATCGCATCCTTGACCGCGCCGAATTCCGCGACCGTCAGATCCTTATAGGGCTTGGCGTCCTGTGAATAGGTTTCGATGGTCTGCACCATGGCCGAAGCCGTGACCGGGTCATCGAACCGCAGTTGATCCATCCACGCCTTGAAGTCGAACGCGGTGTCGGGCTTGGTCATGCCGAACCGGCCGGCGACGGCACGCGCGGCCAGCACGAAATTGATGTCGCGGGTTTTCGACAGGCGGGCATTGGCCTTGCGCAGCATCGAGACGCGCTTGATCGTGGCGTCGGTTTCAGCCGCAACCTTGCGGGCTTCCGAGTAGAGCATATGGTTCAGCAACTGGCGCCGGCTGGCCTCGACCAGAGCGTCAGCCTGCTCGTTATACCGGGCCGTGCTTTCATTCGCCGAGCCGAGCTTGGGCGCCACGGACAGCGCCGCCTGGGCATCGCCCTCACGGACAGCGCCGCGCGCCTGCTTGGCAACACGGCGCCGGGCCGCATCCATCCACATCGACGTGCGCGTGACCGATGCCGACAGCTTGGCGACCTCGGCCGCGGCCTTGCGCTCAGCCGCCAGGAACCGTTCGGCGCGGGTTGCGTCCTTGATCGCCATGCCCCGCAGCGACCGACGCGCAGCCTCACGAGCGGCCTTGTGGGTCAGCCCACGATCAGTGCCCGCAATCTCGTTGAAGGCGTCCAGGCGAGCCGCCAGCACCTGCCCTTGCAGATCGTTATGCACGTTGTCCATCGCCTGCTGCTGGATCGAGCCGTCCTTGAGCGGGTCATTGTGCCGGAATTCCATCTCCTTGTTCGTCTCGGCCTCGATCAGCGCGTCCATTTCCGGCGCGTTGGCCATCCGGTCGAGCATGTCGCGGCCGGTCGGGAAGCCATAGGCGCTGGCAGCGATGTCGGGATGCACGCCGCCCTCGGTCGAGAACACGGCGTTGCGATGGCCGCGCCCGTCCTTGGTGGCGCCCGGCAGATACGGGATATAGCCGCCACCATATTGTGCCTCGATGATCGCGCGATCGAGTTTGAGCGGCGTCACGTCCTCGCCATCGAACGATTTGCCGAAGCGCAATTCTTGGATTGCCCGATAGACGGGCTGCTGCTTGGTTTCGGTTTCGATCCGGGCCCGAACCTTGGCGCGCTCCGCTTTATAGGCGGCAGTCGCAGCACGGCGGATCGGGCGCATGGCCTCGTCCAGCGTGCGCGCCGTGGCATCGGTCTGGGCCTGGTCGCGGAGCTTGGTGAAACTGGCGAACTGCTCGGCCGTCATCCCCAGGTCGTCGGCCGTCAGCGCGATGTCGGTACCGGCGTCGGTGCGAGCCTGCTGGATTTCCGCATCGGTGGCCAGCATCCGGTCGAACACGGCGCGCATTTCGTCACTGACATTGACGTTCAAGCCGCGGATCGACTTGTAGATCGACACGAGCCAGGCGCGGAACTTCTCGAATGCCTGCTTGAGCGCAGCCGATGGCGCCTTCCCTTCCATGAAATACTGCTCGGTCGCGCGAGCGAATTGCTCCTGCATTCCGGTATCGATGGCCATGTCCTTGGCAACATCGCCCGTGGTGCCATTGTCGATGGCCATGCGAACATCGTCGGCCGTTACATCGCCGCCCGCATCGCGCGCCACGGCGTCGGCATTGTCGCGCCACCAGGCTTTGACCGCGTCGAAGTCGCTGGCGATCGGCCCGGTCGGATCGAGCGCGGCAGCATCGCGCGCCACGGTCAGGAAATAATGGCCCGTCTCGTGCAGAAAAGTGGTCAGGTCCGCGGTCTTGAACAGCGATATGATGGTCTGGCCGTTGGACACGCCAGCACCGGGGAATTGGATGGAGCCACGCGCGCCGCCGCCTTGGAAGCCGGCATCGGCTTGCTTATAGGATCGGACGGCCACACGGCTGTCGTCGTAAATCACGTAGTTATGCCCGCCGCCCTTCACGTTCGCGATGGTGCCGGCAGGGTATTTATGACCGGGGATACCGATCTCGCGCAGCCGCTGGCTTGCGGCCTTGTCGCCCCCGAGCTTCCACGAAAGATACTGGTATAGGTTATCGCCGCGCCCCACGCCGCGAGTGTTTTGGGGCGAGGAATAATCTGAGAGATTTTCCTTGAACTCTTTCAGCAGGCCAGACGCCTTGAGAACCTGCTTCACAGCCGGCGATTGCTTGGTTAGCTCCTTTTCCCAATTCAGCATTTCGCTGTCATCGGGAATGTCGACCTCGAACAACCGGCCACCTGTCTCGGGGAATGCCTCTTTCGGCAGCGAGTTGACGTATTTCAGGCCATCAATCGCCTGGCTGTCACCGTCCGCGATACTTTCTTGCAGGCGCGCCATGATTTCTGACTTGGGCTGGTGCAGCATGATGCTCTCAAGCACGGCCATTTTGCCATACTCGCTGCGGCGCTCCGCAGCCTCATAATGCTGCAAGGCAGTCTTGCCGCCCCACGACATTTCTTCTTCTGACCGGTATTGCGATGAAAGCTTGTCGCGGTAAAATTCGGCGATCTCTTTCTTGCCCGCAAAATACAGCCCCCAGCCAAAAGCCTGATTGCCCTCGCCCGCGCCGATATGATCCGTGCTGAACTTCTCGAACAGGTGCGGCGTGCCGTGGTAGGCGGGTTGAAACAAGATACGCGGATCGTTGGCGTCGAAAGTGCCACGGTTGTTGACGGATTTGATCTGGGTCGGCTCGAAGGCGGCGAACACATCGGACACCGGATTTTCCATGTCGCCAAACATGCTATCGTTCAGATTTCGCAGGATTACGCCGTCATATTCGCCGCCCTTTGCAGCAGCGACGATCTGATCCCTGAACTGTTCCCAGCCCAGCCCAGCAGCTTCGATAACCAGCGGGTTCTTGATGCTCAAGTAAACGGGCATCACATAGTCAGCATCGCCCCCGGCAAAATCCTGAGCCACTTCCTGCCGGCTGCTGAAAAAGAACGGGCGAACCCCGGCATCAGCCAAGATCATACCGCCTTCCGTCGATGCCCGCGCATTTGGGTCGAACGCCTCAAACTTCTGGCCGCTCCCATGATAGACAACCAGCGGCTCGCCATCGGCGCCCACGACCTTGCTGTCACCGAACCAGCGCTTGAATTCAGGCGTTTTCGTCATGTCGGTCGAAGCGAATACCAGGCTTGGCTCGCTTTGCCCATAAGCCCGCCCCTCAGCATCGCCCTCGATTGCCGCCCGAATGTCGGCATCGCTATCGGTCAGCGCCACGCCCAGGCCGGCCAGATATTCCTCGATCCCGCCGAGGTTATCGACAGGCGCCTCGACCTCGCCGCGCATCTCGCCGTCGATGGCCCGCAGCAGCGCAGCCGTCAGGTCGACGCTCTCAGAGCCAGAGCGCATGGCTTCCTGCCAGGCCAGAACATCGGGATCGTCAGCCATGAACCCGGCCTCGACAGCGGCGCGCGCCACATTGTCCATGCCGTATTGCCCCTGCCCGGCGTCAATGCCGAACATCGAGGCCATGCCATCGGTCAACGAACGGCGCTCCAGGCGCAGCGTCTTCTTGCCACGGCGCTTGACGGCCACGGCATCGCGCGCCCGCAGCTCGCCGCCTGGGTCGGTGATACCACCGCGCGCAGAGATGAATTCCAGCAGCGGGGTCGCGGCGGTGTCGAGCCCAACCGTGCGCCGTGCGCGCGCCTCGGTCAGCGTGCGGGTCAGCTCGTCAACATTCTTCGGGTCCAGCCCCTCGGGACGCTGCCCGCGCACCTCGGCCAGCGGATACCGCGCCGCGAATTCCTCTGGCGTCAGGCCCATGCGCCCCGCCATCACACGGCGGAATTCTACCATGGGCAGCGCCTCGGCCGTGGCAACATCGGTCGCCCGGCCGGCCGCGCGCAGCTCGCCCACCATGCGGTCGCGCTCCTGATCGTAGATCTGGCGAGTCATCTCGGCATCCTGGCGCACGGCCTCGGCCTCGGCCCATGCCTCAGACAGCAGATCGTTCTTGGTCGCCTCGAACTCAGCCGCCTGCGTCCCCGTCATGGCGCCGGGGTCGAACGCCGAATTCTGGATGATAAACGCATCATGCTCGGAGCCGGCCATGTCAGCGGCCCAGGTCGCGGTCGGGATCTGCACCGAGCCGCCCGTGTCGATGGCGGTCTGCAAATCATCCCGGCCCATCCCGGCAAGCTGGTCGGCCAGCTCAAACGGGTCGATACCGCGCGACTGGAAATATTCGTTGAACTCGAGAGCGGGCACGAACATGTTTTCGCGCGAGCCGCCGGCGGTGACCGTGGCCACAAAGTCGCGGAACGTGTCGGGCGACCGCGTGCGCGTTACCGAGGCCGATGCTTGTGCGGCGATTTCCTCAAGGACCGCTGTGGTTTTCCCAGCAGCCGCCGCAGCCCGAACGCCTTCAGAGAACTTTGCAGCCGCCATGCTGCCGACATCGATCGGCGCCGTGACGAATTCCGCCATGGCCTCGATCAACACGTCCGACACATTCAAAGGCTGGCCGCTGGCGATCTGGGCACCGGCCTCGCCGCCGCCGCCGAACGCCGCCTGTATGACGGATTGCAGCGCCAGGTTCAGCACCGGGTTGCGCGCCAGGACTTCGCCGGCCACGCCGCCGCTGATCGTGTCGAGCGAGCCGATGATCAGACCGCGGATCACGCCGCGCTCTGCCGCCGCCGCCATCAACTCGGGATTGGTGATCGCTGCCATCGCGCCCTCGGGCGTCGAGACATCAATGCCGCGTTCTTTCAGGAAGTCGACGGGCGCCGTGTATCGCTCTTGCAGACCCGACAGCGTGCCGAGCGTGCCAGCCACCACAGCCGGGTTGCGTGTCACCACGCCGGTCGCGAATGCCGCGGCGAGCGTGGGTGCAGTCTCGATCGCGGTTTCGGTCAGGAACGCCGTGAAGCCGCCAGGATCGTTGCCGATCACTTGCAGGAAATTTCCGACATCGGCCATGACATCGCCGGTCGGCTCCAGCGCGCCGATCGCATCGCGCACCGTGGACGCGGCCGGGGACATGGGGATAGCCGCGATCTGGTTGGTGATCTCGCCGGCCTGCTGCTGGTAGTATGCCGCCGCCTGCTCTTGATCTCCGCCGAACGCCGCCGACAGCCGCGATGTCAGGAAGCGAGAGCCAGCTGACAGCAGATCGGTCACCGGGCCAACAGCCGTATCGATCAGTTTGCCCTCAACGCCGACCGTGGCGCGCTCTTGGCCATAGATATCCCCGAACGAGCGAGAGGCATCGCCGGCCCGCTGCGCAGCCCCCTCGGCCATCCACTGGTTGTACATCACCGGCAGGCGGGTCACGCCACGCTGGGCGGCATTGGCTGCGGCGCCGGTCGCGGTTTCCCACCAGCCCAGGCCCTCAAGATCGTCGCGCGTCAACTCGGCATTGCCAGGCGTGCGGAGCCAGTCGGCCAGCATGGGCGACGAGGACAGGACGGTCGATTGCTTCTTCTCGGCCACGATCCGCTCGAAGACCGAGCGCGTGTCGGGGTCTTGCACCATCTGCAACGGCACCGGGTTGCCCACGGCGGTAGACGCTTCTTTGGCGAAATTCAGGTCAGCCGCGAACTGATCAGGCTCATGCGCAAAGCCCTGCCCGAGAACGATGTTAGCCTTGCCAACATTTGCCTGTTGCTGACGGTTCTTCCAGGCCTCATATTCCGCAGTGGTTGGCATCAGCATCCCCGGTTAAAATTGTCGTGGAACGCTATGCCCAGATGGTTGGGAGGTTCTGATGTCCGAATTCGTTATGGATCACATGATCCAGATCTGGCTTGCGATTGCAGCCATCTCCATCGCCGGCATGTACCTGACGGCGAAGCGCTTGCCGCCCGGCTGGCAGTGGTCAACGCTTCTCGCCATCATCGTTGTACCGTTCACCATCCTGGTGGGCTCGGTCGTCAGCCTGGCAACCGTCGCGCTGTGGAGCCCGAGCGCGGTGTCGGCACTGACCAACGATATTGGGGCAGGAGTTGCCTATCTATTCGAAACCGGCATCGAGTATGCAGCGCCCGTATTACTGATCAGCTCGGTCAGCGCTGCCGTGTTCAGATTGCGCCGCAACGCATAAATTTCCCGTTGACATGACCGTTCTGATGATGTGAAAGTCACAGCAGCGGTGAGGCTTGACGGCGGCAAGGTGTTATGGCATCGTTTGCCCGTGGTCTAGAAAGCCATTTGCCGCTAGCGGTTCGCAAACACCCGATAGGTTTGCATCCCGCATACCATTAAAATCCGTTCGTGCCTTTGGCTCGTCCGGGGTGCGTGTGTGTATGTCCAAGGCGAAAGCCCAAAGACACGCGCGACTGTCTAGCGGCAGTTTTCTAGCCCCGGATGAAACAGCCACTAGAAAGGCACCCGCTATGACCGCAGATCTTATCACCACGATCCCCTGCCACGCCCGCACTGTTCGCGGCCTGGACCACCCCGTCGTCTTTGTCCGAGATGGCCATGTGTTCGCAAACAGCGAAGACGTTGCAACCTATTTCGGCAAGCAGCATGGCCACGTCATGCGCGACATCAGGGCGTTGATTTCCAACAACAATTCATGTGCATCCAATTTTGGATTTACGTCGCGATCAGTGCCGATGCCGGCAGGCGGAACGCGCGAAGTGGCGACGTGCAACATGGACCGCGACGGCTTCACCCTTCTCGCGATGGGCTTCACCGGCAAGCGGGCGCTGACATGGAAACTGAAATACATCGAAGCGTTCAACGCGATGGAGCGGCAACTGTCTGAGCCCAAGGCAGCGGACAGGAAATCGCCGCCGTCGATAATCTCGGGCTACCAGTATGCCATCGACCAGATCGACGCAGGAATGGATTTGGTCAACACTGTAACCCTGGCGCTGGACACAAAATCTTCGCTGTGCGCCCGAGACGTTCTATCGATCCGGCACACGCTGGAGCTGGCGCTGGGATATCTGGAACCGGTGCGGGCGCACGTCAACAACGACATCTGATCACGGCGGGCCGGGGTCAATCCCGGCCCATCACATACCCAGAAAAAACGCCTCGTATTCTGAGATCACTTCTTCCTCGGTCGGCTCACGGCCAAGCTCGCGGATCAGCGTCAGCTTGAGAGTGTCGCGCATATCAATTGGGATGTCCTGATACTGCACGTTGACATCGACGGTCGTGCCATCGGGTCGCGCGCCGGCCTCGAACAGCCGCGCATCGATCGGCTTGGGCAGGCCCATCCCGAAGAAGTGGTTCCCGAAGAAACCATCATCGACCGCGGCCGGCTTGATCACGATGGGCAACAGCAGCCGATTGGTGATCTGCTGGATCTCCGCATCGTTCGGTGCGCGGCCCTCGTTCCTTGTGCGGAACTCTGCCATCTGCTGGGTCAGAACGTTGTTGAACATGGCGATCTGCTTTGCCGCCTCAGCCCGCGCAGCCTCGTCCTTGCCGACCATGGTGATCCCGGCAGCTTCGAGCGCCGTGGTGGATGCCGAGAACGCCGACGACAGGGTCATGCCTTCCTCGGTCGCCTTGCGCTGGTCGGTCAGCGCGGTCTGGCGCCAGTCGGTGACCGTCTTCCAATCGCTATCGGAAAGCTGGCTGCGGTATTGCAGCAGATCCACCTCAGCGAATGCGACAGGGTCGGTCGCGTAGGCGGTCTGCATCTGGTACAGCAACTCGGGCTTTGTCTCGATCTTCTCACCCGCCGCCTGCTTGTCCCAATAGGTCATCAGCGACGACATGGTTTCCATGCCGAGCGCAGCCTGAACCTCGGGCGTGAACGAGAAGGGCGAGACGTTCTGCGTCACCATCTCCGAGAAAGCCTGCTCGCCCACAGCCTTCCGCTGGGCTTCCTGATCCTTGGTCGAGGCATTGATCTGGGCCGTGATCGCGGTGCGGGCAACGTCGCGCACCTTGGGATCGGGGATGGTGCGGAGATATTCTTCCATCGACGCCCACGATGGGCCTTGCGCCCGCGCAGTCGTCTGCCCGGTATTGGCCACGGCAGTTGACCCGCCGCGCACGCCGGCCGGCTCGATGTGCCAATTTTCCCATGACATCGGGAAGGTCAGGCCATAGCCGCCGGCATTCTTGTGGACCCAGGCAATGACCTCGGGCGGGGCATGCTTGAGCGATCGGCCATTGTAGCTGATATCGACGGCATTGCCGTGCTGGTGGTTGGACCCGTTCGAGATAGTCCCGTCAGGCTTCTTGTACCCGATGGGGAACGCGACCATGCGCCCGCTCTTGTCGCTGCCCTCAAAGAGCGCGATCTGTTCCTCTTGCGTCCGGTTGCCGCTCAGCACGCCCAGCCCCTCGAAGGGCGCGTCCTGCAACAGCGCCGCGAGATTATTGGCGAACGCCCCGTCGAGATTGTCGATGTGCGCCGCGCGTGGGTTGACCGACCGTTCCATCAGGAACGCCCGCGCATTCGTCGGGCCCTGCCCTTCATTCTCAGGCGCGGCGCCATAGGTACGCTGGCCATTGGTCAGGAAGTCGGTCGCGGCGCTCACGCCCTGGGCATTGACCAGCGGCGCCTGAATAGTTTCATCCAGCTCGAACTGGGCCTGGCCGGTCAGCTCCGAGCGGTGTTCCTCGATATATGCCTTGGCCGCGATCGGATCGTCCATCATGTGACGCAGCGCGATATTCTTGCGCACATCCGAAATATATTGGGCTTCCTTGTTGGCCAGCACGTCAGCGCCCCAGCCGAGCATTGCGCCTTGCTGGCGGATCTCAGCCTGGCCGGCAGCAATGTTCGTGTCGACCTTGGCCGGGTTATTCCAGACAGCCAGCGCGTCCTCGGCAAACGTATCGAGCCGGGCGCTGGCCGTGTCATTGAACCACTTCTTGCGCTCGCCGGCCGCGTGAACGATCGAGCTATCCAGCGCCGAGTTGACCCGCGCCTGGCTGGCCTGGCCATACATTTGAGACGCGCCGCCCGACAGGCCCGAGCCGAATTCGCGGCGCTTGTCTTCGAGCGTTTGCACATAGGCATCGCGACCGTCGACAGCGGCCTGGCCTTCGAGCGTCATATAGCCGCCCGCGCCATAGTCGGCCTCGCGCTTCCAAGCGGCGAAAGCGTTGTCGGCTTCCTTGGCGCGCATCTGATCTTCGAGATCGCGCAGCGTGCCGAATTCCTGCGCCGCCTGCCCGAGCCCCTGGCCAACCTGCTGCAAGCCCTGGCCGATAGCCGAGCCAAAGTCGGCGGCACTGGCGCGCGTGGTCAGGTTCGCCTGGAGAATGGGCCGTTCAGCGACCGATGGCTTGTACTGCGGGACGATGGCCATCAGGCATAGGCTCCAATCGTGGGCCGCTTGTACTGGGAATATGCGCTTGACGCGCCACCAAGCAGCGTGCCGGCCGCGGCCAGATAGCCGCCCGTTTGGGATGCATCGGCATTCATCCGCGACAGCGAGGCGTCAGCCCGGCCGTTCACGGCATTGACCTTCTGGTCATAGCTTTCATTCGCGGCGTTGCGGCGGATCGTCAGCGCGTCAAGCTCGCCCAGGACGGCAGTGTCTACAATGGTATCGAGCGGGGAGCCGAATGTCAGGTCGACGCCGTTGGCGCCCATGGCCGCGCGCTGCCGACCCTGTAGCTGGGCAACCTCGGCCCGCTTCTGCTGTTCCTCACGAGCGCCGCGATCGAGCGCATCACGCGCGCGCCGCTCGCTCATGGTGGCATTCATCTCGGCCACTTTGGCGTTGTACCGGCTGGCCTCGGCCGCGGCGTTGCCTTGCTGGATTGCCCCGAAAGCGCCGATCGCGGTCGAAGCGATAGTCAGGATGGTTGCAATTTCACACATCAGCGCGCCTCAATTCAAACAGTCGGAACGGCATGCCGACAGGGCCGACAAGAACAGGCTCGCTCAATTTGAACCCCAGCCATTGCAGCCAGCGGATCGACGCCGCGTTGCGGTCATCGACCAGATTTCTCAACACGTCATAGCGCTCGAATAGTTGGCGCTGCCAATCGAGCGAGGCGCGCAGGAATGCAACCGGCGCCAGCGCCAGGTCATCCGTGCCCAGCAGCCAAGGCGCACCAGACCGCGCCAGGATGTTCAGATCGCCGCAGCCGAACATGCCTGCCGGGCGCCCGTCGACCAGCACCGTGCGCGCAATGACCGACCGAGCCAGCGAGAATTCCAGCGCCTCATACGGCGAGCGGCCCGACGATGCCTCGACCTCGTCACGGTCGGCCTGGCGCATATGGATGGCGACCGGCGCGATGTGTTCGGGAATGGCGGGGATGATCCGCAGATCAGCGGCCAAGGGTAATATCCGGCATGATCGCGAGGATGGTCATTGGGAGAGGATCCCGCTGCTGGACGATAGTCGTGCCGCCTTTGGTCCAGTCCCACATCGGCGTGATGGTGATGTCGCCAGTGAACGCCGCGATGGCTTCATTCCACGCCTCGCCCGCGCGCTGCTTGTATTCGACCAGCCGATCCCGCGTCGGCCCTGTCCAGATACCGCGCGTTTTCTCGACGCGCATCGTGGCTTCGGATACCGACTTCCACCGGCCCTGAACCGAGCCGAGCCCGGCGATCTGCCCCAGGTCGAGATCGAGCGTTTCCAGTTCGGCAGTATAGGCCAGGCCCGCATGGATCACCGACCCGGCGTTCGGCAGCGTCACGGCGCCGGTTGAAGCGTCGGCCGTCAGCCCGGTCACCACATTGCCATCGACCAGCGCCACGATCGGCTTGCCCTTGAGGTGCGCCAGCGTGACCGTCGAGATCGGCGTGCCCGAATAGGAGAGCCCGCTATCCACAAAGAACGCATCGACCACCGTGTCAAAGTCGCGGGTGTGCATGCGCTCGATATAGCGGACCTGCGCGCCGCCGACCGTGCGCCGGATGATGAAGTAGGGCACGTCTTCCTTGCCCTCGGCAATGACCGTCACATCCTCGAACACGCCGTCGGTCTGGTGACGGGACCAGCCCCACACGTCATGCTCTTTCAGATAGGTCAGCGTCACCAGCGATCCATCGTCCAGAATGCACCAGACGATCGAGTGCGGCGCCTGGGCATAGGCCCACGCCTTGATGTCCTTGCCCTCGAACAGATGCCGCGCCAGGATCGTCAGATCCTTGCCGACGAAACTGTCCTGCGCAAACTCATAGCTGAAATCGCGGATCACGCCGCCGCGGTCCTGCGCGAACAGCACCGTGTTGCCCACGATGATCGGCTGGATTGTGGAGCTGCCGCGATAGCCCTGCGGAGTGATCTTAACGCTGGGTGTCAGATAGTCGCCATCGGCGCCGGTCGCAATGAACTCGCCGCCCGATGCCAGGAGCATCAGCCCCTTGAACGGGATCATCGACCGGATCTCTTGGACCTGGCGGGCACGCAGGCGGAACGTGATCGCATCACTTTCCTTCTGCGGCGACGACACGCCGAAATTCTCATAGTTCGCGGACTGGCTCGTCCACACAGCCTGCGGCTCAGTCAGGCTCGACGCGAAGGCGAGGCGCTGGTCAACGAACGTGGCGCAGCGCGGATATTTCCCGGCAGCGTTGAACGGGTTGCGCGGCTTCTGCACGCCATCGGCCAGGTCGGCGGTGATGTTCTCGTCAACGAACGACAGCCCCTCGGTCCCGCCGATGTAGCCATAGACGCCGTTGTCCAGCTTATAAACGATGTACCGCACGGCGCCCGACAGGGCCGACCATGAGATCGTGTTTTTATTGCCAGCGATGGATAGGTCGCAGGAAATGGTTGCCGCGGTGCTGGGTAGGCTTTCCTCACCACTGTCAGCGATAGCCGCGACCTTATACGACACGTTGGAACCAGCAGCGCCCACGGTGCGAACAGCACTCACACCAGTCGGCGCGGCAATGGCCGGCGCAAATGTTGGCGTGGTCAGCGTCCAGTTGTCATCGGCCAGCCGGCTCAGTTTGCGCGGCGCATAGTTGACGTGGCAAATGTACATGACATCAGCCTCTTGGATGAACGTCAGATCAGCCAGGTAGGCCGTCAGGTATGGCGTCACCACCTCATAGGGCAGTCCACCCGACAGGATCACTCCGCCATCGCGGAACACGCGGAAATAGGTGTTGCCGAATTCGAGAATATACGACTGCTCGGTGTTGAACTGGAACGGGATAATCCGCGTGGCCAGGCTGGAGGTTTTCACCTCACGGATGAACTCGAACCCGGCACGATTGGACGCGCCGCCATGGGCATGGATGAACAGGTTGAGCGCCGTCTTGAGCCCGGTCGCGTATTTCGCCAGGTCGACACGCGCCCACAGAGCCGGGGATAGCTCGCCGCTGGTGAAGGATGGTTGATAGGCGCGGAGGTCAGCCATTATCGGGCCTCGATCGCGCGGGCCGGGGCGTCATCCACCTGCCGCACCTCGTTCGCATCCGACACGCCTGCTTGGCCCATCGTCTGAACGGCAAGCTGGTAGGCGTCGGCGCGAACCTTGGGGTCGCGGGTCAGCGGCATGGCCAGCGACACAGCCAGGCGCCAGGCCAGTGCCTCGATGAACAGAGACGGGTAGCGCGTCGGATCTTCCAGGCGTTGCGTAAAAACCAGATAGGCCGGGCTGAGGCCGCAATAGATCGTGGCGCCCTCGATCGCATAGGCATGGCCACCGGCAACCACAGAGCCGCCATCGCTGGGCAGATAGTCGAGATCATAGGTATCGGTCACGCGCAGCGCCTTGAGGCAGTCGGCGGGCCGCTGGTAGGCATGGCCCCACCGATTAGTCTTGACGTTCACGACCTCAGCGAGCGCCGCCGTGGTCTGGGCAAACCGCCATGGATACGATTGCAGCAGCGTGTCGCGCGCCTGCTCGTAGAATTTCTTGCAAGCCTGCGCCTCGGCACTGGCTTCATCTATGTCTTGAATGTCGGGCTTGCCGATGCTGGCCAGCGCCAGGTTACAGATCGAGATCACTGACGACATAGGGTCCCACCTTGTTCGGATGGGACCCTGTCAGTGATTGGTTGGGGTGTGCGAATGCCTAGATATCGGTGCTGTCGGGCGCCGGGGCATTGGCGGTCTGGTCGATCGCCAGGTCGCGCGTGCGATCATCATTGTCGGAGCCGGCAAGCGGCTGGGCAGCGGCCAGGATGGCGTCGGCTTCCTTGGCGGTGTTGATGTCGTCGCGGCCGGTCAGTTCCTTGGCAGCGGCGATGCGGTCAGCAGCGGAGAGCTTCTGGCCGGGCTTGGGCACGTCGACGCCCACGATGCCATCGGTGCCGCCAGTGTTGACGCGGCGCGTATCCGGGCCGGTATCAAGGGCAACATCCTTGGACTTCTTCTTGAGCTTCGGATCTTCCGAAACCATCCACACCTCGGAGAAGTCTTCGGCCTGGTTGATGCCGAATTCCTCGCCGGGGACGCGGACCTTCTGGCCGTAGTAGCCATTGGCGATTGCAGTGACTTTAATCATAG